GTCCACTTCTTGGTAGCCACGGCTTATCCCTTGTTGCCGATGGACGACGTGGCCTGGGAGAACTCGGTGCCGCCATTGCTGCGGTTGCTATAGGCCGAGGACACCTTACCATCGCCGGTCTGGCCGGCGGCGACAGTGGTGAACTCAGGACGCGTACCAGGGGGCTGGCTGTGCTTGCTACCAATACCCTTGACGACCTTCTTCGGTGCGGTTGCCATATGGCTACTCCTTTAGATGCCGCCGAGCTGGGCGGACTTGGGGACGATCTCGCCCTGGCTGTTCAGCTCAGGGGAGGCTGCAAGGTCGGACTTGGTCTTCCCGACCAGGAACTCAGTACATTGTTGGAAGTACAGGGACGCTAGGCTCGCGTTGAAGTCTGCCTCGGTCTCGCGCCCGTACAGGCGAGACAGTACGAAGGAGATCAGAGCTGGCATATAGGTGTCGGCCATCTGCAAGTCGTCATCCAACGTCAGCGATGTGACGGGGACAACCTGCTGCACGTAGGCCAAGTCAATAGTCGCCCCTGCGGCGGCAGGCGGATATACCCAGAACGTAGTCGGGTCCCTGGCGTCGTAGACGTAGTTCGTGATGACCGTAGATGGGGTGTCTGCGTGCCAGCTCGGATTGGCAGAGTCGAGTACGTCACGGTCAATGGCGCGTACTACCCGCGTGCCGCTACGGTACACGTCCATGACCCGCTGGCCGGGCGGGTAGAAGTTCAGCAGGCTCTGCTTGGAGCCGGGGATCAGCGTGATGGTGTCGCTGAAGATGAGTGCGTCCGGCCGTAGCCCGGCGACGTAGTTCAGGCCCTCGTTGAGGAACGGTAGCATGTCGCTGTCCGCCGTCCGGTAGGGAGATGTGTTGTCGTTGGTCACGACCCGAACGCTCAGAAAGATGTCGCTCGGTTTCACATCAGGCTCCAAACTTGACGTACTGGGCCTGGAGGGGTTGGCCCTGGAAGCCCCGCTGGCGTGCAATCTTCGCCCGGTTCACATCGGCCCGGAAATCGGCGTCGTACTTGGCTGCCAACCGCTCGTTAGTGAATGCCTTTCCAGGCAGCGCTAGCAAGGTTGCCTTGGCGCCCTTGGCAATTGCAGCGGCCCACCGCAGCACTACGATGTCCGGGATGGTTGTCGAGGTCTCGGTGGGGGTTGCGGTGTAACGGAACGTCAGCGTCCCAGACACCGTGGGGGTAGGCCACAGCCTGTAAGAACTACCATCATCCCCAGGGATGAACACGGTGGGCGTCTGGGTAGATGAGGAGTCCCACGCAAGCGAGTTTACCCCCATGTCCAGGGGGTAGACAGCCCCGTCCACCTTAGCCTCCAGCACGCTATTCACCTGGACATCCGCCGGGGGCACAAAGCTGTAGGTGGACTGGCCGGCGCTGAAAGCAACGTTCTGGGCGGTGACGATGTACGCACCGCTGTCGAAGAGGAAGCGTATGGCTGCCTGGCGGATATGCTGGTCGAGGATCAGCTCCGGGCACCCTGGGGTGTCCGGCAAGATCATCGGGTACAGCGAGGTCCAGGCAGCCATGGCGATCAGGCGGCGTCAGCCGGGGCCTCGGCCGGCGCTTCCACCACGGGGGCGGTCCTGCGACGCTTCGGCAGCGGGGCCGAAGGCTGCACCTTACCATCCAGTTGGTCACACAGGGACTGGCCCAGCGGGGTCAGCTCGATGTCATCGCCGACAAGCAGGCGAGCAGCGATGATCGGGCCCTGCGGGGTCGTCACGATGATCTCGCCGAGAACGATTTCGGACCCTTCCAGGTCCAGCAGGTCTTGCTTCGTTGCCATGTTCAAGCTCCAGAGAGGGCGATCCAGTTGATGCCGTCGATGTTGATGAGGTACGCGACCTTGCCGGCAGCGATGGACAGAGTCGCGGCACCATTGATAGTACCAGCGCCCTGCGGGTAAACGGTCAGGGCATTGGCCCCGCCATTTCGCACGATAGTGTGGTCGCCGGCCGCAAGACCGGCAGGGAGCAGCACGCCCGTGCTAGCTGCGGTTGTGGTCACGTTGGAAATGACCTTCGTGAGCTGGTACGCGGTCGCCTGCGTGGCGCCCGCTGCAGTGATGCCGGTCTCCAGGCTTCCGTTGACAGCTTGCGCCTGGGTCACCCACATGCCCGACTGCTGCATTTCCTTCATAAAAGACACATCAGTCTCCTTATGAGATGGGGGCCGAAGCCCCCACCAAGTTCAGGCGCCGACGGCGACCCACTGGGGCACGCCGCTGGTGTCCAGTCCGGCGTAGTAGAAGGCCACAGCCTTGTTCACAGCCACCGAATACGAGGTGCCGGCTGCGGCACCGTTGATCTTCTGGGTAGCCGAACCCGGGAAGACCAGGGCAGCAGCCGCGCCCACGTTGGCCACCACGATGGGGGCCGACAGCGGCCAGGTAGCCGGCAGCGCCAGAGCGGTCTGGCCGGTCTGGCCGTTGACCAGGTTCAGGCCGCCGCCCAGGACCGGCGTGGTGCCAGCGACATAGGTGGTGCCGATGCCGTTGATGGGGGCAGTTGCCACAGCGCCGGGGACGTTTGCGCCCTCCACGCCACCGACAAACACCGCAGTAGTTTGAGAATTGCTCATGTCTGTTTCCCAGTAAGCAGTTTATCAGTTGACGACAGCCAGGGCCACGCCTTCCGGCTTCACCAGCTTGTGCGCGTAGACGTTCAGGCCGCGGATGTAGTCGCCGAAGTCGTTGGGGTTACGCACGGTCTCCATCTTGGTCATCTGCGACGCGAAGGTCATGGCAGTCTTGTGGCCGGCCACGACGCAACGACGCTTCAGCGCACCGCCCAGAGTGCCGCCGCCCAGCAGGCCGTCCGCAGAGGTCCAGTTGGTGCCTGCAGCGCCACGCGGCAGGTTGTTGGTCACGTACACGTTGAAGCGGTCGATCATGCCGATCTTACCGTTGCGCAGCACGGATTGGGCGTCCCCCATGAACTGAGCCTGACCGATGTTGGAGTTCATCAGGATCTGGCGGGTCGTCGGGTCGATCAGCAGCCAACGGTCAGTCTCAGGCACATTCTGCTCATCCAGCACAGCCGACATCGAGGTGATCAGCGCCAGGATGTTAGAGGCAGTCAGCGTGACCGGGGCGGACGCGGTGCCCAGGTTGTAGGCGGCCGAGTTCTTGCCAGCAGCCGCGCCAGCGTTGGCCGCCGCGATGGTGCCGTAGGTGCTGTTGAACAGCAGGTTGTACAGCACGCTGGAGTCGATACGGACCTTCATCTGCATCGAGGCGTCATTGGTGAACGTGTCCACCAAGTTCGGCTTAGACTGCATGGTCAGCAGGTCATTCACCTGGAAGGCGAAGTACTGACCCTGGTCCACCACCATGGTGATGGTATTGGGCTGCGGGACCTGATAGTTCAGCGCCTGGCCGGGGGTGTACGGCTGGATGGCGATGTCCGGGATGTTGTTGATGACGATGGTGTCACCAATCCCGCTGATCTCACCCTCCCACGCGGTGTTGGCGATCTCGCCGAACACAGTGGCGGTGTAGAACTTGGCGTTCAGCTTGCCCGACCACAGGGCCGGGATAAACGAGCCGCTGTAGGCGGGGTTCGTGTTGAACGCACCTTGGACGCCGATGGTAGCGCCCGGGGTCACAGTGGACATGGAACTCTCCTATTCAGAGTGGCCGATCAGGGGGCGATGCGCCCTTCCGTCATGGCCTGGTTGATCTCAGACTCGATGCGTGCCGCTTGCTCGGGGGACAGCTCGCCCATGCGAACCTTCCGGTAGTGCTCGTTAAGCTCGCGGCTGGTCCAGACCCTAGTGGCCTGGGGTGCAACCGGGGCAGAGGCTCCCTTGCTGCGGGCAGGTGCAACTTGGCGTTGCAACTCCTGGGCTACTTGCTGCTGCTGAGCGGCTTGGACGGCTTGCGCCGGCACCAGGGATTCCTTGAAGGCGCCAAACAGACGGGCCACACGGGCCACGTCGCGGGCGGCTGCAGCCTCATCCAGCAACTGCTGGCGGGTGCGGCCAGCCAGAGGCTCAGTCACAGTCAGCCACTGAAGCCAGCGCGGGTCGGCGTTGACTTCCTTGTAGTCCGGCACGAGGCCGGCCAAGTCAGCGAAGAAACGCCCGTCGTCCGAGGTTTCCACTCGCTGGTGGGTCTGCGAGAGCTTGGCTTCCAGAGCCTTCACGGTTGCTTGCAGTGCGGAGACTTGCTCGCCTGCAATCTCCTGGGCCTTCCGGCCAATCAGGTCAACAAGGTCGCCACCGAAGGTGTCAACGTCTTGCTGCGTCACCAGCTTCTTTGCAGGTTCGGCCGTGGCCGCGTGCTGCGCGCTTTCCAGGACCGCGATCTTTTCCATCGCGCTACGCAGGTTGGTGTGCAGACGCGGCACTTCCACGTCGTACTTGCTCTGAAGAGTCCGATACCGTTGCTCCCACAGCTTCGCGTCGTCCGAGGACGGCTGCGAAGCGGCTGGTACGGGAGCGGCAGCCGGCGCATCGCCGCTTGCTTGCGCATTAGCAGGTGTGCTCGCTTCAGTGGCTGGAGCATGGTCGTTCTCGGGGGTTGCCGGAGCGGCAGTCTCGGGAGCGGTCATACTTGCCTGAAGGGCGTCTGCTTGCTCAAGTTGGCGTTGAATGGCTGCTGGCAGGGACATGGGTGGTTTCCTACGGCGTCAAATCTGAACTTCAGCGCCCTCTTCTGGGTGTGCCTTGTCCGTCCTTGGTGTGCCTGGTTATGCGGGGTCAACCCCCGCGCTTTTTACGCGCGATCTCCGTCGACTGGCGGGCCAGCTTCAGGAACTCGCGCAGGGTCGTCGCCGAGCCTTGGGCCCGGTGGACGTTGTGGATATCAGTCGCGCCAATGAGGCGATCCAACGCTTCCGAGTGCATGCGCTCCAGCACAGGCTCCACCACCCGCCATTCCGGCGAGTGGGTCAGCCGTGCGAGGGCCTCATACTCGGTGTCTGTCAGTTGCATCTATTTCGCGCCTGCTTACGTGTTAGCAGTGTATATCTGTTATTGGAACCCGTCCATGCCTGTGGCGTAGACAGTCCCTGAAGCGACTGTGCCGAGAATCGACAAAACATCGTCCCCGGGCTTCTTGTCAAGGACATAGGGGTTGTTCTGCGTTACCACAATGGGGATGTCCGCCACCGTGGCCGCGGCGTTTTCGGCCGAGGTCGTCACGCGGACGAAAATCAAGCCAGTGGAGTTGTTGACGATTTGCAGGCGGGAAGCCTTGGCGGCCTTACCGGAAAGCACCATCTGCTGCGCAGAGGTACTGGCGGCAATGCTGGTCGTCGACCCTGGAAGTGCGGTTGGCATGATGGCTCCTCAGTCAGGGGTAGAGAACAATGCTGTAGGACACCAACTTGTAGCTGTCAGTTGCGACTGCACCGGACAGAGTCACGTTGACAGCGCGGGCCGCGGCAGCGAAGTCGATGGTGTTGTCCTGGAACACAGCGGCCACGGTCAGCGTGTTATCCGGTGCCAGGTTTTCAGAGGTCTGCGTTGCCGAAGACGCGGCTTCCACCGAAAAGTGAATCCGTCCATCCAGGCCGTCGGTGGCTGCGAAACTGCCGCTGTAGTAA